CACAACTATAGAGTTGTGGGCATTGGCTGGAATAAAGAAAAAGGAAATTGAAAAACAAAATGATAGGGAGGAAATGTGATGAAGGAATTCTGGAAGCAGAAATTGACCAGCCGAAAGTTCTGGGTAGCCGTGGCAAGTGCGGCTTTTATTATTCTTTCAGAGGGTCTTGGCTTCAATGTAGACAGCGAGCTGTATTGGAAGCTAGTTGCTTTGGCCCTCGGTTATATCTTTGGCGAGGCTGCGGTGGATATTGCCAGAGCAAAGACACAAGAATAATGAAGACACCCTCTTCTTAATCATATAAGCAGGCTGGGTTTTTTGCCTCCTTTTCCCAGCCTGCTCTCAAATCCCCCTCTTTCATTTTACCCCGGGTAAGTTAATCGCTTACCCGGGGATTTTTTTGTTGCAATTTTTTTCACTTCCAAGTTATATTTTTTCGCCTGCAATAATATACATAGTTACCAAAACCAATACCGACAAAATAGCCGGAAAATTTTTTTGAAAAATTTTTAAAAAACCACTTGACTTTTTTCTTCAGATTATATATAATAATAATAAGAAGAGCAAAAACGAAAAAAGGGGGAGTTGAAAATGAAAATAGAAAAAATCACAAATCCTAGCTGCTTCTGCGATTTCTCGCACGGAGCAATAATAAAAACAGAAAGTGGTCGTTCTCTCGGAGCAACCTGTGACCCTAGAGAAGCTGAAAACATTATTAGGACATATCTTCAGACTGAATTTTTCCCCGAAAGAGTTCATGTATTTTTTGACGGAATATGGGGGTTCACTTTCAGTCTTGCAGAATGACGCCCGAATACCCGAATAAAAGAGAATAAAAGAAAGGAGTTCATCAAGCATGGTAAGGATTAATTTCTATACCTTAAAAATGGTCAAAGAGGATAGCGTACTTTATGAAGTTCCGGTTATTAAGTCGCCGGCAGAAGTTTACCAGGCAGCAAAGCAGCTTTTAACACTCCACGAAGAGCCAGAGGAACATTTCTGCATCTTTTGTCTGAATACCAAAAACAAGATAGTAGGAGTGCATACAATATCAATCGGTAGTTTGAATGCTTCAATTGTCCACCCACGCGAGGTATTCAAGGCTGCAATGCTGAATAATGCATACGGGATTATCTGCCTACACAATCACCCTTCAGGGGACCCTGAACCGAGCCGGGAAGATATAGAAATAACAAGACGGCTGGTAGAGGCTGGTAAAATAATAGGTATTGAAGTCATAGACCATGTAATTATTGGCGAACAAAGATATTTAAGCATGAAGGAAAGATGTTTAATGTAGGGTAAGGTACAAGGCTGAGAATTCCGGCGGGGCTATTGGCCCTTCCGCTCAAGAAAAGGAATAACCCACCCCGACGAACCCTCTGGCTAGCGACGAAACCTAGCCCGGCTTTGAGCCGGGTAAATTTTTTGACAAAAATTTTCTAAAAAGGTATTGACTTTTTCTAAAATAATATATATAATAATAATAGAAAGAGCGAAAACGAAAAGGAGGAATGTATCAATGAAAATCATGAACGGAATTGAAAAAATTATAGAAGATTATCAGCAACTTGGTTTTGACGTGATATCTATTGACGAAGAAAACGCTATCTCAGAATATATACAGCAAAATCTTCAACCTTGCCCTGTGGAACTATACAGAGGCATCATGGTGAGTTATGATTTCGAGGTTGAAATCGGAGACAAGATACGTTCCCAGCATCTGTTTGAATCATATACCGAAGATATTGAAGTTGCAAAAAAATTTGCCCTCCGCAGAAACCAAGGCGTAATATTGAAAATTGAAGAACCAGTTGGCCTGCCAATATATTTAGTTACCGAGAACGAAAATGAGCAAGAGTGGTTAATACCCAGCGGTGAATATATAGTCACTGATATCGAATCCGACGAGGATGATGATATACAGATTATTACCATCAAGAAGGTGAAATAGACGTGAAAACATTATCCTCTAGCGAAAAGGCTTTTTTAGGAGTGATTCGTTAGGAAGAGCGAAAACGAAAAGGAGGAATGAAAATGACAAATGGATTTACAAGACAGCAAGCCCAAAAAGTAGCCAATTATAATTATCAAAAAAGCGGATTACGATATTACATATATCGTCAAAACGTTGCTACCAAATTTGGAAGCATAATACCATTCGGCTTTAATAATAGATTGGAAGCCGAAAAGTTTATTGAAAGAGAAAAAAATATCAACGACGTATTTTTTATAATTGATGGGAAGTTCAAATAATGACAAATAGCCGAAACCGGCGCAGCCGGTCTACCAGGAATAGCAACCTAGTACTGATGATGTGATGTAGAGGACGTAAAAGAATTGTCTTAGTTGCTTGAGTAAACCGGCTTTGAGCTGGGAAATTTTTTTGAAAAATTTTTATAAAAATTTTTAAAAAACCACTTGACTTTTTTCGAAATAATATATATAATAATAATAGAAAGAGCAAAAACAAAAAGGAGGAATGAAAATGAAAGTTAACGAAATGGTACAAGTTAGAAACGGATATAATTCAATAGGTGGGATGTTCATTTATGAGAAATTCATTGAAGGCAAAGTGATTAAGGTCAATGCAAAATCAATTAGGGTGCGCATGACGCACGTTAAGTGCACCACAAACGGGAAGCTTACGAGGGAATATGACATAGATGAAACAGCAACATTTGATTTTTGGAAGACAGTAAACAAACAGTTCGGTAAGAACGCTGGCAAAACCGTTGACATTTATAAGAACAGCAAATACGGCATCATTGAAATCACTCACTAATTATTAAAGTGATAATGAGGAAAAAGGAGCGTGTTAGAATGAAAAAAAGGTATTTTGTAGCTGAAGGCTACGAGGAAATGATATTTAAAGGTTTTCTAGCTATTGATGAAGATAGCTTGACAGAAGAGGAAGATTTAACAAGTAAGCATTCAAGGTGGATAGACTGCACAGACGAATTATCAGACATGAAAGAAATTGACAAAAAACGATACAAGACAGGTCATGATACACTGTATGAAACAAAGGACGGCTCAAAGGTTCTCGTTTATACTTCATACAGGCAAGGGAAAGGCGAAGTAATTGCATTCTTACCCTCTGACATCGAAACGGTTGACGAAGCTAGAGAGTATATTTATCAGCAAGAACTAGAATTTTTTGGCTGTATGTAGCAGGGCTAGGGACCGTCCCGCGAAAGCCGGGACCGGGAGACCTTCTCCCGCTCCGCTCAACCTGCTACAGCAGGAAATAAAAAAGTTAAAAGGAGTGTGTTAGAATGAGATTAGGAAGAACGGTTCATTATTTAGGCATAGGCATCCACTATAAATATTGTGGAAGCTACCCCATGGCTAAACTTCTGCGAATGGCTGGTTATACTGACGAAGATAAAATTGTGGAGAACATGATGAATGTTCTCGAGGAAACCATGCCAGAATATTCAGACTGGTATTTAGGATGGCATTGGCGAAACGATCCCAAAAAAGGCATCCTGTATTTTGGATTGCCGCATGATATTATGTACTCTCTTTTTGCAGACTATGAAGCATTCGAGGCCTTTTGGAAGCAAATTATGCAGAAGGCATTGCCGAAGTTGGATTTAAAAGAGTTAGAGTATTGGCATCCTCCCATTGTGTCCTTTGAGGACATAGAGTGGGAGGAATAAGGGACTACCGAAGCGGCGGGGATAAACGCCGCAGAAAGGAGGAAAAACCATGAAGTTAGTGAACCTTACGCCCCACGCGCTGAACCTGATGCCCGCCGGACCGACCGGACCGGTAGTCACAATCCCGCCGTCCGGGCAGGTTGCCCGGTGCGCGGTTGACCGGGTACAAGTGGATACCATTGCAGTGGACGGGATTACCATCCCGGTGAATCAGACCCGGTTTGGGGAGGTATCCGACCTGCCCGATCCGCGTCCGGATACCATCTATGTGGTGTCCGCGCTGGTTGCCCAGGCCGTGCCCGACCGTCAGGACGTATTTATCGTGGACGACGCCGTCCGCGACGACCAAGGCAGGATTATTGGGGCCCGTGCCCTGGCGCACGTATAGGCCCGCTAGGAGCCGATAATCCCAGCAAAAGAACATTAAGAAGGAGGATTTAAACAATGCGGATCGAGTTTGAGTATGATGGATATAATCCCCGCCAGTGCGGAATGCCATGGGGAGCAATCGTAAAATTTGAAGGAGGGAAATTGGTGTGGGATTTTTCGGCTGGTACGTTCGCGGGATATAGTATAAAAGGAGGGAAACTATGTATCGAGTGCCAGCCTGGCGACACCATCGCCATCGGGCAGGACTTCCGAGACCGTGAGGGTCATATCCACCATGAAGGTACTCTATACACCGTGCAGGAGGACGGGAGCTTGAAGCAGGTCGCTAAGGTTACCGCCCTGGAATACAGTGAAGGTCGGCAGGAGACGGAACCCCTGCTGGCGAAGTATAGCACGGAGGAATTGATTGCAGAACTCTGTCGGCGCGGATATACCGTCACCAAATAACCCGTCCTGACGAGTTGGCAAGCTATCGGCGAAACCTAGCCCGGCTTTGAGCCGGGAATTTTTTTTTTGAAAAATTTTTAGAAAACCACTTGACTTTTTCTGAAATAATATATATAATAATAATAGAAAGAGCGAAAACGAAAAGGAGGAATGAAAATGAGAAAAACTGAAATCAGAGAGGCGATAGAGAGATTAGAGGAACTGAAAGAAACAATCTATGAAGCGCTCAACGAAATGGAAGAGATACTGAGAGAGGTAGCACCAGATGAATACCCGATAGCAAAGAGCTACTGGTTGGCGCACATCGACGGAGCGTTGGAGAACAGAGGTCAATGGCTAGGAGGAAGCATGGTAAGCTACATTGATACAATCGACGCACTGGAAGAAATGATGGAAATGGAAGAAGAGGAAGAAGAGCGAGAGAATTAGGAGGGGGCTCAAAGCTCCCTTTCCCCAAAATAAAAGCGAAAAAGGAGGTTTTCTAGATGCCCGATATAAGGATGATACAGCAAGCGGTGAGATACCTCGCAAGCCGATGCGACGGGGCGATTTCCGAGGATGGTCATGGGTTTAACAAAATGGACGCCGGCTTTGGAAAGAGCCTAGCCGAACAGGAGAGATGGACAAAACTACAAGCTCAGGCTGCACTAAAGATGTTAAAGAAGTATGAAGGCCAATTACAGGCTGGAGGGTTTGATATTGAAAGATTGTTTGACGGAAGTGAGATTACCTACCCTCACCTACAACAAGTAAGACAAATGAACGTGGTGAAGAAAGTAGACAACAGAACAATGGAAATTCGCTATAAATTCGACCCTGAAATACTCCAGCTCATAAAAACGCTCCCGGGAAGACGCTTCCACCCGGAGAAAAAGTGTTGGACGGCATCAATAACAACAGACAGCATAAAAAAACTAAAGGATGCGGAATTTATAATTGACACAGAACTGGAGGAACTTCTATACCAAGCAGAAGAAATGGAAAAAGGAATCGAGGTACCTGGCCTCAAAAAGCAATTATTTCCATTCCAAAAGGTAGGAGTTGCTTTTATCGAAAAGAGAAATGGAAGGGCACTTATAGCCGATGAGATGGGACTTGGGAAAACTATTCAAGCCGCTGCCTGGCTTCAGCTCCATCCAGAGAAAAGACCAGCAATAATCCTTTGCCCAGCATCGTTGAAGCTGAATTGGGCAAAGGAGTTAAGGGATGTACTTTCTACCAAAGATAAGGTTCAAATCCTTCAGGGAACAAAACCTTATCCGATTACCGAAGACATAATAATAATCAACTACGACATCCTAAACAGTTGGGTTGAAACGCTCCAGGCTATTAATCCTCAGGTCTTGATAATAGATGAGGCTCACTGCGTCAAAAACAGCTCCGCAATCCGAACAAAGGCCACGAAGAAATTGGCGAAAGGTATACCACACATCATAGCGCTCACCGGAACACCAATCGTAAACAGGCCAGTAGAAGGCTTCAATATATTCCAAATCCTAGACAGAAACCTGTTCCCGAACTTCTGGACATACGTTCATCGGTACTGTGGCGCACGTCATAATGGTTTCGGTTGGGACTTTTCAGGCGCCACAAACAAAGAGGAATTGAACCAAATCCTCACTAGCACCATAATGATACGGAGAAGGAAAGCTGACGTGCTAAAAGACCTGCCTGAAAAATTATTCAGCTTTGTACCGATAGAGCTTGCAAACGAAACGGAATACAGGGTTGCGGAAGAAGAATTCATCCAATATATCCGATTTGCAAAAGGAAAAGAAGCCGCTGAAAAAGCGAAGAAAGCAGAACACCTCGTAAAAATCGAAGCACTAAAACAACTAGCAGTCAAAGGGAAAATGAAGCAGGCTATCAACTGGATATGGGATTTTATCGAAGATGGAAGCAAGCTGGTAGTATTCGCTGTACACAAAGAGGTTATTGACAAATTAATGAACGAATTCAAGGATGTCGCTGTGAAACTCTATGGCGGGTGCTCTCAGAAGGAAAGAAATGAGGCTGTCGAAAGATTCCAAAATGACCCGAACATAAAGCTATTTATCGGTAACATACAAGCTGCAGGTGTCGGACTAACCCTTACAGCTGCCTCTGCAGTAGCCTTCTTAGAACTACCCTGGACACCAGGAGAATTGGTCCAAGCTGAAGACCGGTGCCATAGAATCGGACAAAAGAATGCAGTGAACATATACTACCTACTCGCAGAAAATTCGGTGGAATATAAGCTGGCTAAATTGTTGGACAAAAAGAAGGAGGTACTATCTGCCGTTATAGATGGAAAGGCGGTTGACGAAACAAGCCTCATAACTGAACTGATAGAAAGTTATCTGGAAGGCAAGGAGGCGGAGAAAAATGAGAGATGAACAAATGGAACTCAACATCGTGAGAAAAGTGGTTTGGTCATACACCCGGAGCACAGGCTTGGACTTTGATGAGCTGTATTCCGAGGCTTACCTTGCGTATTTGGAGGCTGCTCCCTCCTATGACCCAGCGAGGGGAAAGAAATCCACGTTCATATGGAACGTGGTTAGAAATCACATAAATAGCTTACTGAAAGCCAAAAAGGAAATCCCTGTAGACAAAGAAGTTGTGGTAACACTACTAGAAGGCCACGAAGAATTGGACCCGGAACGGTTGATTATTGCCAAGGAGTGTTGGGAAGAGTTGTTCAATAGCCTCTCACCAGGAGCGAAGATGATTTGTCTTCTGATGAACAACGGTGAGGTATACCTAAACACTGACAAGCCTCGAGAAGCACGAGGAATAATTGCACGGGAGTTAAAGGCCCGGGGTTGGAGTGAAAACAAAATCTGGGCTACTTTTAGGGAAATTAAACAAACGCTAAAAATGACCCAGACGAAGCGGAAAATGAAAAGGACAAAATTTTCCAGCAAATAATTTCGGGTTAATTTGTATAATAAGTATAGGAGGGGTAAAATACATGGGGATTGAGCAATTGTTAAAAGATTATGGAATACCCTATGTAACCGAATCGGAACACCATCACGCCTCCGTAGGCTGGATAAACATCCATTGCCCTTTCTGCGCCGGCTCAAAGAACTTCCACCTAGGGATAAACCTATATCAACCAACGGTATCTCACTGCTGGCGTTGTGGAGGACATTCTACCGCCTCGGTCTTGTCTCGGATACTGAATATATCCGTAGAGAAGGCGAAAAATCTAATTCAAGAATATGCCGGGCCAACGGTAACTATCCGAAAGAAAACGGAAGAACCCCGAGTGAGTATATTTCCCATCAAGTTTCCTCAACCTTATTTTGAACATCTAAATGAAGCTGGGAAGAAATATCTGGAATGGAGAGGATTTGACCCGGAAAAACTAGAAAGGAAATGGAAACTGAAACAAACTGGACCGGTGAGTTTTCTCGACAAAATCACTTATGGAAATCGTATCATAATCCCTATTCATTGGGGCAGACAACTGGTCAGTTTTCAGACCCGGGACATTACCGAGAAATCCGACAAAAGGTATTTAGCCTGCCCAATGAAGCGAGAAGTTATCCACCATAAACACATTGTATACGGGAAGGAGAACGAATGGAAAAAATACAATGCATTGATAGTGGTTGAAGGGGTAGTAGATGTATGGAAATTAGGGGTATCAGCAGTTGCTACCTTTGGAACTGCTTTCACCATGGAACAGGTGTTAGCACTGTCGAGGATTCACAACAAATTCTTCATCGTATACGACAACGAACCGCAAGCCCAACAACAAGCCCGAAAGCTAGCAGTAAAACTCAAAGCCCTCGGGAAAAAGGTATTCATTGAGACAGTAGATACCGACCCCGGGGATATGGATTTGAATGATGCTAGACACTTTGTAAAAACATTATTGAAGGAGGTATTCTAAAATGAAAAGAATGGAAAGAAATGATTTACGAAAAAGGAGAAAAGCATTGGGATTGTCCCAAATGGAACTTGCGAGGTTGGTAGGAGTGTCACTACTCACCATACAGACGTGGGAGCGGGGCGTCAGCGAACCGAAACCCGAGAACAGAGAGAAACTTGAACAAGTATTCGCTGAGTTAGAAAAGCGTAAAGCGAAGGCAAAATAACCATAAGAGGAGGTATTTATATGACCATAGAAGAAACATCTTAGAGGATTTGTTGAAGAATTGAGGGAGGTGTCCTTAGTGAAGCGATTGATAGAGAACGAAGAGAAAAAAGTCACTATTCCAGACCTCGTATACAAAGGTGTCCGTCAAGGAAATTTTACGCTAATACCGAATGATATATTACGAAATCCTAACATAAGTTCAAAAGCGAAGGTACTATTATTCATCGGATTGTCCAACCAAGATGGGTGGAAAAGTCATAAAACCACGATTTGCTCAATGATGAAAGAAGGAGAAAACGC